AGTCCATTGATTGTAACCACGATTGGCCCAATCTGTGAACATTATATTTAAACTTCTTCTAGCGGAACGAACATCATAACCTAATATTGGATCACCTCCAATACGATCATATGCTTCTTGAATTACTTCAGTTACATTTAACTGAAAATTAGCTGAACCCGATAGTGCCATAAAGACCTACGCAAAGAATACAGTTAATCCTGCAACGTTAGCTAAATTAGCTTGAAGTTTAGTTCCAAATTTTATACCTTCATCTGGTATACTAATAGATATAGGACCTGATGCAACACTTGCTGCTGTAGTAATACTGAATATAGTTACATTATCATCTGCAAATGTAACAGTTCCAGCATTAGCAGTTGGAGTTGCTATAAATCCTTTTAATCTAATAGGTCCACCAAATAAAACAACATTTGATCCTGTAGTAGTAGTACTATTTGCTTTTACGTCTGAACCTGCCATATTTCCTCCTTATATTAAGTTAAATTTTCTTAATTGTTCATATAGTAACGTAATTCTGTCTTTTTCGCTACTAGGTTTTTCAATAACACCTGATAAATACGATTTACCTATAGTATTAGTAAAATCTATTGGTTTAGGATTTAATGGATCAGAAGATACATCTAATCGGCCTTCTCCTAATTTTTTTATACCACCACTTCCACCGTCATCGCTAAATTTGTCTATTACTTTAGAAATATCTTGCAATCTTTTATCTAAATCATCACCTTCTTCTTTAGCTTGTTTTTTAATTTCTTCATCAGTATTAACAGATTTAGTAATTAATGAATCTTCTCTTTCAGCTAAAATTTTTTCTTCATTAGATAATCCTTTTTCATAATCTTCTTTTACTTTCTTATAATCTTCTATTTTTTCATCAGTAGATTTTCCAAAATTTTTTAAAGCATCACCTGCTTCTTTAAGAAAATCTAAATTAAAATCAAAAGCCATAGTTTTTTAATGAGGGCCCGAAGGCCCTCTAATTAATTACGCTAAGTTTCTATCTTGTAAATAGTAAACAGTAACAACGGCAGAGCCAGTTGTACCATCACCAGTTCCAGCTTGAAATACAGCAGTAAGTCTTGAATCTGAAGTTCCAACATCGAAAAATGCTGAAGAAATAATAGCAGCATTTACAGCTGTTAGTCTTCCAGTAACTTTTGCATTTGATACAGCAATATAAGCTGTAGCATTTGAAGCATTACCAACAGAAACGTTTGCAGCACCAGTATCATTAGATACTACTGTAACATCAGCAAATACTTCTACTACTTGTGAGTTAGCAGGTATTACCGCAACTGTAGTGTTAGCAGTCGCTCCCGTAAGAGCAACAACTTTACTTTGACTCATTAATACAAAACCTGTGTTTTGTATATTTTCGCCAACTGTTGTGCCTGTAGTGTCCTTAATCGTTCCCGCTTTAATCGGTCCCGAAAATGTAGTTGTACCCATATGTCTATACCTCCAGTATAGTCTGCTTTCGCAGTCGTTTGAGTTAAATACTAGGCGTATTACTACGCCTAGTACAGATTAGTTATTAAGCAGCTCCTTCTGAACCGTAGATAGCTCTCCAGTCTGTGAAACCGAAAGAATATCTTTCTCTAACTTTGTATCTTAAATTACCAGTTTCAAAATCGCCTTCAACAGCTTTTTTGATTGGTGATCTTACAAAGTGTTTCATTCCATCTGGGCAATCAGTCATAATGAAATATGCATCAGGATCAGTTAATCGCTGGTTAACAGCAACTCCGCCTGGAATCATACCCATTTGTTTCATTGCATTGATGTCATTATCAGCAGTCGCAGGTCTTAAATTAGATTTAAGAATACGCTCAGCAACGAACACCAATTGAGGTGGAACGATTAGTTTTTGTCCAGTCAATGCTATTGGAATACTTCTATCATCAACCGCAGTCGAGATTTGAATCAATAAACTTTCAAGAGAAGTTTCTGATAAATCAGCTGGTGTTGATAAAATGTTAGAAGAAGTTCCACCACCGCCTAGTGGGTGAGAAGCTGACAATAAAGCTTGTCCGTCTCCACCTACTGAAGTAGTAGTTGCATTGTTAAGGATATTTGCACCTTTGATTTCTTTAGTATGTTGCATTGATCTTGCTAGTGCACGAGCATACTTAGCACCTAAAGATCCGTATAAACCATCTTCTTCAGCTTCCTCAGTTATTGAGAATGCTAAAGCTATAGTTTCATGTACGTATCTCGCAGTGTAACCCTCTTTTCCACTATCGTAAGATATTGCAGCACCTTCAGCTTTAGTTGGTGCAGCTCCGAAGCCGATCATTTGTACATCTTCTTCAAAAGCTTTCATTGATTGCTCAATAGAGTAAATATCTCTCCATTGTTCTGGGTATCTATCATACTCCATAGCAAACACAGTATTTAAACCAAGATTAAGCTGCTTGGTAAACAGCGCCCTATTTAGTGCCATGTGTTAATCTCCTTAAATACCGCTAGCACGAGTACCATATAGATGGTTATTAATAACCACTTCTAATTTAGCATCCGCACCTACAGCGTTATCTGGCGCATCGACAAGTCTTAGTATTCTTAAAGGTAACGCAGTCGTACCTAAAGATGCTAAGTTAGCTTCTTGTTGAGATCCACCAAAAGTTGTTTCACCAGCAGTAAATAAAACATTGCAAAGCTCACCTACGTTAGCATTTGCGAATGTACCAGAACCCTGGACTTCATATGTTATGTTTGGATCATCATATACAAATGCAGTCGCAGCTGTATTAGCTTTAATTGCAGTTGATGCTGTCCAAACTTTGGAGAATTTTACATCTCCACTTGCTCTGTCGATGTATTGAACACCATAGAACACACCTAGTGCGTTCGATGTATTTGTTCCAATACCTACAGTTCCATCAGATAGTAATGTTACCAAATCACCAGAAAATAGTGAAGTTGCATAAGCATTAGCTATAGGATAGGCCTGAGGTCTAACAACACCGCCAGTTAAATGCCTAAGGGGCACAAACCCATTAGGCGCATCAGTATTAGCCATTTTATAACTCCTTGTTATAAATTATTACTCTTTAAAACCGCCCCTCGTAACTTCGGTCTTGTAAGAACGGCTTATAGGATTTCCGGCTCTTTCTACTTTGTGAATGTCCATCTCAACTGATCGCATTAAGTTCTCAGTCATTTTGGCGTAATATTCATTACGTTCATTTACCAGATGTTCTGGCATCTCACAGAGTACCATTCCTTCCATACCTATATAACCAGCAAATTTGCCATGTTCAATCGTAGCAAATTTATTAGCATCAGGAACAGTTTTAATGTCCCTAGGTTGCCAACCTTCTCGCATACGTTTGGCCACATTTGTTGGTGTTTCCTGTCCTAATACCATAGTTGCAATCCATCTCTGTTTGAAACCAGGTCTTGGTTCAGGTGCCTCCAATAAATTAGTTGGGCGCCACTTTGAAGCTACAGTTGATTTCTCAACTCTAGTTTCATTTTTTATTTTATTATTCTTCATGTCAGGCTCCTATAGTTGTCCTGTATCGCCAAAGCTTTTTACTTCTTTAGCAAAACGTTTTAGTGCCGCTTCATCATTAATGTCGATACCGAATTTTTTCGCAGTATCTAAATCATCAGAAGTAAGCTTAACTCGGTTACTGTCGATTCCTTTTTTACGAGAAACTCCAGCAACAGGAGATTGCACTCTGTTAGCTTTTTGTACCACATTTTTGTCAGTTTGAGAAGAACTTTCTTCAGATTTACTAAAATAAGGTAAATTAGAAGATTTTAACCTTCTAGTCATTTCATTATAATATTCTGGATCATTTACATCCCAACCTTCTTCTGTTAACTCAGCATCAATTCCATAAGCCATAGCTGTTTCTTTACGATAACCAGGTTTATTGAACCATTGACTGTTTTCTTTTACCCAATCTGATGCTAAAGGTGGTATTGGTTTTTTAGGATCAGTTTTTTTAGGCATTTCAGAAGCATATTCTTGTGTCTTATTCATTTGACTACTAATATCAGCCATACTTTCGTACAATTTTATTTGTTCTTCAGTATTACCTTCATCAATAGCTTGTTTAAGTTTTTGAGAAATAGAAGAATATTGATTAGAAAGTGACTTACTAGCAATATCAATAGTTTTCTTTTCCATTGTAACTAGTCTATCTTCTAATTCAGCTATTCTTTGTTCAGCTTCAGCTCTTTTGGCAACTTCTTTTTGAATTCTCTTACGAACTTTCTCTGAATAAGGAAGTTCATCAGAATAAGGCGGAACAATTTTAGGTTGTTCAACTTTAGATTCTTCTTCTTTTTCAAAAGTTTGAGTTAGAGTTTCAAGAGCATTAGGTTTTATCTCTATTTCTTTTTCAGAAAGAGGTTCGTCTAATTTAACCTCAATTTCTTTTTTTATTTCTTCTTCGTTAGGCATAGTTATCTCCTATGTTGGCGTTATTCTTAACTCAATAACGTATGTTTATATTTGCTGAGATACTACTTCAGAACTTTCGAGTGAAGCAATGATCTCATCATCATTTACTATCACCATTTTGACATTTTGTACAGATATGCGTGCACCTGCATAACGACCAAACAAAACCCAATCTCCTACTTTACACCAAGGTGCTTTTCTATCACTATAACATTCAGGTCCCATTGCTATTACTTGACCTACACTATTTAAATAAGCTTGTGTATCTTTATTTTTATCTGGTAAATAAATACCACCTTTTGTTTTAGATACAGGTCCTTTTGGTCTTATTAAAATTCTATATCCAACTGGTTGTGGAACTTTTGTAGGTGTAGGTACGTCATCTTCTGTAGCCCATGCTTCATTACTCATCATCTTCTATTTCTCCTTTTTTATATTTTTCAATTATCTCATTAATAATTTGTAGAGATTTATCTAAACCTTGACCGTAGCCATAGTTTCGTTTAAACTCCTCTATGTTATCTACACCTTTTGACAACAAATTATTACCTAATTCTTCTTTATGCTTTTTTATTTGGTTCTTGATCGCTTGTAGTAGTTTTTCC